AGGTTGTCGTCAATGATATCCTGTGCAGATTCAAACTTCGAGCGTGCCGCAGTGATTGTTGACATAATGGCTTCCAATGGAGTCCCCATCGCTGAAACATTCATGATGGTATAGCCGAGATTCCGACTGACTACCTGTAATGATTCCAGTCCCTCAACCACACGCTTGACTGTTTCCTCAAACTTTTCACCTGCGTTCTGTAATGCCTTAAAGTAATCATCGCCAACAGTCATCCGTGTGTATTGTTTGAAGGAACTTTGTATTGCCCTCCCAAATTCGCTTTCCTTTCCGATATCGAACTTGCCAAGCTTGATAGGTTTTTCAAGGACAGATGCATCGCGTCCAGTCGCCCTCGTGTACCGCTTTAAAACATCCCTGAAATCTTCAAACTGTTCAGAAAGTTGTCTTTTCTGAGCCATTGATAAATCCAAGCCAATCTTCCCCTGGAATCCCCACTGTCCGCCGCCCTGGTACTGCGCCTGGAATGTCGGTTTCTTCTGTTCTTTGCTTAAATATTTTGCCATAACGGCACCGATAACCGCACCGATAATAGTTCCAATAACAGGTACAACCGAGCCAGCTACTGCGCCACTGACTGCACCGGAGCCGCCTGCCATTAATCCACTCATTAAACTTCCACCAATTAATCCATATCCTGCTGTACCAGCACCGGTCAATAACATCGCTCCTGCGGCACCTCCGAGCATTCCGCCCATGCCTCCATATTTGCTTTTAGGAGCAACCATCTTGCCTATTCCATAACCGCCCAGGGCATAACCACCCAGAGCAGCGAAGTTATAACCCGCTCCAGCAGCACTTGCGCCGGTACCTCCCGGCGATAACGCCCACTCGGAACCATATCCACTCCCGGGGATTCCCATTGCATTTGTGGCAAGAGTTGGAGTTGCAGCGGCTCCTCCCATACCAAACAGTTTTTTGATACCGCCGATGACATTACTGACAATCCCGCCCTCGCCAGAACTCGTCAGATCTGAACCGAGATTCGCTGTCTGTTCTGCTGCCTTCATCTCGAATAATCCTTCTATCCAGTTTGTAATCATGCGCCCGATAATGTCGGTGAAATACTTCAGGATGTTATTCCAGATATCCTCAAAGTAATCGGCGAAGTCTTTCATTTGACCTTTCAGGTCATCATGGATCATTTGTGAGAAAGCATTACCGATAGCAGCATAGGATTGTTCGGAAATCTTTACTAAATCTTCATTTGTTTTATTCCATTCTTTCTGGACATTCCGGATTCCATAGAGAATAGGATTGTCTTGTTTCAATTGTGCATCTGCGAGTTTTGCGGAATTTGCTTCGGTTGTAGCCTGACTGATGTTTTTCAAAAGTGGTAACAGCTTCTCATAGTATTCGATTTTCAGGCGCAATCTCTCCATTTCTTTTTCATTTTCAGGAGAACACATCTGGTCGATTGCGTCCATAGCCAATTTTGCTTTCATTTCTTCCAATTCAACTTGCAATAGTTTTATCCGCATATCTATACTTAACTGCGTTACTTCGTTACGTAGCTTGATAAGCTCTATATTTAAACGCTCTGATTCAGTCCAGTTACCTGCAATCTCATTGGTTTCTTTCATTAATTCGTTATATTCGATTTGCAGTTCGACAATTTGTTTCCTCTGCTCAAAAGGTTGTTTCGCTGCTGCAAGCTTTTCTGCATAAGCAAGTTTTTCATATTCCATTGCATTTTTCCGAATAGCTTCTCGTTCCTTATTAAACCCCTGTTCAATCAAAAGATTATACTGGTCAGTCAGGGAAGCCTGGGTATTCTTAAAAGTTTCAATTGCCAACGTATAATCGCGCCACAAATTGATAGCCCTTGCAATATCCCCTGGCATTTCTTCTAAATCGGATTCGGTCATTTGCATGAAATCCTTACCTGCTGCAAATTTTCCATATCCAGGGTATGTTTTCATTTCTCCGGAAATACCTGCCAGTTGCGCTTGTTTCTTTCTCATCTCGCTTTCGGCAGAATTATATTGCAATTCAAGTTCTCTGATTGATCTTTCATTTGTTTTGCGCATCATCGCTATTTCATTATCCGATGATTCCTGCAATAGTTGTCTCTTAACATCGTAATATGCTTTGGCATCATCAATAGATGCATCATAAAAAGTATCAAGCCAGTATTGACGCATGCTTAAATTATCCTGAACTCTTTGTGTTGACGCCCTATCTTCTTCAGCTTCTAAGGCATTACTTGCTTTCAGTACCTCCAAATCTGAAGCATGCAGTTTTTGGAGAGCTTTAAACGCATCTTCGTCAGCTTCCTTTCTTCTTTTTAATTCTTTTATATGTTGAGTTGCCAAAACATTCTCAGCCTTAATTCCCTGTTTTTCCGCCTTATCCCAGGCAGTTCTAACGTCTGTCGCGATAGCGTTAATAAATTGATACCTTAATCCTTTCGAGAGCGTTGCAATTTGTTTTTGCCGATCAGCACCCTTAATTTTTGCATCTATCATTTTATCTGCTTGTTCTTCAAAATATACTGTGTTCACCATGAATTGATTAAAGGTATCTTCGATATAACTCTTTGTTTCAGCCACAGACATTTTTGCTGCGCCTTTAACAATATAATCAAAGATACCCGCACTTTTTATATCTTTCTTCATATCGTTGATCGCACTTGTATATTGTTTTTGCAATCCAAGTTGTTGCACCTGCAAGGTCTTTTTCTCTTTTGCATATTGCTCGGCTGAAGGAACAAAAAAATTGATTGCAGGCTGAATCCATTCTTTATTAAGATATTCAAATGGGAATTTAATACCAACAATAATAGGATTCTCCATAAAATAATCAAGAATGGATTTATAGATTCTCCGCACATCTATCATCATAGTCTCAAATTTTACCCAGAATTCGCCTATTTTAATAATAATATTTTCAATAGCCTGCTCGAATTGCGATTTCTTAGCGCGTTTATCCAATTCACTCAATTTCAAATCAATATCATGAAGCGCATCCGATAATCCTATTAACTCTTTTCTTTTCTCATCAAATCCCGGACCTAACATTTTATCTATATTTTGCGCTAAGTTCGGGAATCTATATTGGTCTATTTCACCCATGGCTTGCTTGAAATCTTTTGCCATTTCTTCAGTTTTATTTATAATTTCGTCCAAACTGCCCGCTATGTTTTTGAATGGTTTTTCTTCTTGCTTTAGGTCATAGAGTTTCATCATTTCCTTGTGATAACTTTTCACCCCCGAAAGCAACTTATCAAGTCCCGCAGTAGCAGCAACAATTCCGGTAACAACAAAAACCTTTCCCCAAATACCACTACCTTTCCAGAGTACAGCAAAAATTTCCTTTAATTTATTGGATAGAGTAACCAATCCTCCATATTTACCAGCACCTGTCAGTATGTCTTTTAATTTTCCAAGAAATCCCATTGATCCAGATGTTGCCTGTATTCCAAAACCAATTATTTGTGTCTTCTGTAATGCTTTCCATGCATCGACCAATTTCCATGTGGCAGCAGTAATCATAAATAATATCGCTGGCAAAGATGTCAATAGGTGAATAGCATGATATAAAGTAGAAGTAAAAACACCAAGCACTTTTGTCAATGCTAATATGGCCGGCATAAGCGATCTCGCGATTTCAATTCCAGCAACCTGTATTTGATGCCATAATCTCGCCATTGCCTTAATAGGACCTTGCATCGCTGTCTCAAGACCAACAGTTAATTGTTCGGTTTCTGCGAGACGAGTTTCCATCTCCCTAAATGCCGCAGATCCGGCAGTCGCTGCAAACAAATATGCCCTTCCAGCCCTCGTTTGGAAAATATCTAATGCTCTAATTGCACTAAAATTATGTTGTTCAAATTCTTCGAGGATCTGTGCGAATTTCGATAGACCGACAGTAGTTGAAGGTGCAATTTTGCTTAAAGAAATACCTAATCTATCAAATTCTTGCCGGGCTTTTTTGGATGGAGCTTCCAGTTCTGACATTAACTGTACCAATCCAGTTGCCATTGTTGATGCTCTGACGCCAAGATTAGAAAATACTGCCAAGATAGATGCAGTTTCCGTGAAAGATATATTGAGTGATTTCGCAACGCCAGCCAAATAATTAAGTGCCACACCAAAATCTTCAACAGTCAACCGAGAATAGTTCATAGCTGCTGCTATAACATTCCCGATTTTTTCTATTTGATCCACTGGAATTTTCCATGCAAAAATTGCCGTAGCAATGGTATCAGCCACCGTTTTAACATCTTCACCAGATACAACAGCAACCTTTGCAGCAACTTCCATTGCGGCACCTGCATCTTCAGCATTTAAACCCGCACGTATTAATTGTAATCCAAGTTTTGCAACATCTTGTGCAGCCAGTGAGGTTTCCATTGATACGCGTTTTGCTGTGTCGGCAAGTACACTAATCTCTGCATTAGTAATACCAGTAACAGCTTGTATATCTTTCAATGTTTGAGCAAAGTCCATGGCTGCCTTGATAGATGTAGTTAATATTCTGGTAACAGTAAAGATTGCAAACATACCGGTATAAAACTGTAATTGGAATTTAGCAAAATTCTTGACCGACTGAGCAAACTTTTCAACCATCGTATAATGTTTATTCAGATTAACACCCAGTCCAGTCAATGCCGTATTGACTGCGTTATATGCTTCAGGTGATTTTATTTTCAAATCATCAAGTGCTTTCAGTGCGCCCTGCAATCCCACTAAATCAACCGATGCTGAATTCCCAAGGGATCCTTTTGTGGTAACACCACTTCGTGCTGAGGCGATTGCAGTATTTAATTCCTTTGAGCCCACCTGCTTCTGCATGAGAAAAATTGCTTCATACTTCTTCAGTACATCATTCATTTCCTTTTCTTGCAGATTCCAGGAGCTGATTGTCTGTGGAGAAACTTTTAAGGCAAGCGAGAGTTTTGAGTATATCTCATTGAGTTTTATTGCTTCAACCTGTGCTATTTGGATTAATCTTATTTGTTCAGTAAAGGCAGCTTTCTGTGGCGACATATTCCACGCTTTAACTTGAGCATCCTGTTGAATAGGGACTACAGCAACAGCAGCGGCGGTTTTCTGCTCTGCTTCAAATCGTTCTTTTGCCTGATTGTACAGCAATTGCTGATTTGATCTATCCGTAGCCATCATTCTCTGATACGAATCTTTAAAAAGCTTTTCACGAAATTCTACAAATCCAGTAAAGTTTTGTTTTCTTGTGTTATATATTAATTTTTCCTGTGCTTCGACTAACTTCATTCCTTCTTGTTCTTTTTTGTAGCTATCTGTAAATATCTTTTCACGCAATCTTGATACTTTTTCTTCTTCTGCCCTTGTCCTTTCTAATGCATCTCTTTTGGCTTTTTCTTGTTTGACAACCTGTTCGGTTCCACCAGTACCCGCTGTAACTCCCTGTGTCATTTTCTGTATTTCAGCAATCTGTTTTCGCATCTCAGCAAAATTGCCAAAGCCCATGTTTTTTGCAATCTGTTGACCAAGAACATTAAATCGTCCATAAATCTGCGTGGTAAAGTTACGGATTTCATTCCAAGCAGCTTTCGAATCAACAG